TGGGTCTGTATTTTTCAACCCATGGTAAATTATTATCTTGCATTTTATTAAGACTATTTAATAGTATATCTTTAATTAAAAGATTTCATTTTTTATAGAAAATATTATTGAAAAATAATTTATTTAAAAGATTATCAGTATTGTTTAATAATGAAATGGCGTCAAAATTAGTCTATTATTCAAAAAAAGCAGATGCTGTTTCATATTGGAAGCAACAAAGTATAGATACTGATATTACCCTATATTTATTTCAAATGGATAGAGAAGGAGCAAAAGGTGCGAAACAATTTATTGTAGGTACTCTAGATTTAATTTGGGATTTAATTAAGAATGGAAAGAACAATATATACGAGTCTTGGGAAGATAACCCAATTCATTTTGGATTAGACATTGATTATCCATCAGCAGATACAACCTATTCAGATGTCCTTATACATGTAAAGCAAATAATTACAAATATTTTAATCATTGTAAATCAATTAGATTTAGAATTAAATATAGAAGATATAGTAATATTAGAAAATGACAATCAAAGTAAAGAAGATGTAAGTAAATATTCTTTTCATATAATTTTCCGTGGCTTAGTGATGGAAAGTTATATAGCAGCAAGTAAATTTTTTGATGATTTAATGGGAATTGATTTGGAGGGTTGTGACAAGAGTATTTACAGGAAGACATGTTTCAGAACATGTTTTTCTAGTAAACTGGGCAAGAACAAAGTTTTAGTTCCATTAGTTTTACAAATAGGTAATAAGAAAACTGATCAAGAAAATAATTATGAAACATTAAAAGAATTTTGGAAAAATACATTAATTTGCAATGTGGAAGATTATACAGTTGTATACAAAGAAAATCCAAATGATGATAATGAAGAATTTCAAGATCCTTCTAATAAATTAAATAAAACAGTTGATCTAACACATATTGAAAAAATATTAATGTTGTTACCTAATAAGTATTCAGATGAATATTTTTACTGGTCTAAGATTGGTATGATATTGAGAAATTTAAATCAAGAACCTGATAAGAGTTTAGAAATATTTAATACATTTAGTAAAAAATCGCAAAAGTAAAAAAATAAACAAGACATTATAAAACATTGGAAAACATTCAAAGATAATCGAAAAAATAAGATTAGTGTTGGTACTTTATTTTTGTGGTGTAAAGAAGAAAAGATTAGTTTTACAACAACTAAAAGTTTAGATGCAATTATTGATGAATATCCAATGAGAAAATTAGAAATAAATCATGAAATTAAAACTATTGATAATCGATATTTTCCAATTAATGAAATGCAATCATTATGGGATAATAAATTAATTGGTATTCAAAGTGAAAAGGGTACAGGTAAAACTACAACTTTATTCAAATATATTTTTGAACAAAAAAAATTAGATCAAGAGGATAGTGTATTATTTATTAGTAGTCGTAGGACATTTGGGATTAAATTATTAGGAGATATTAAGAAATATAATTTCAAGTTATATTCTGATTGTAAAGAATACTATATAGATCATGATCGTATGATTTGTCAGTTAGATTCTATTTTAAGATTAACAGCAGATAAGTTCAAGTATGTAATTATAGATGAATGTGAGAGTTTAATGAGATATATTACATCATCACATTTTACGAAGAATAACAAAGCGAGTTTAATTGTAAGTAATTTTGAGAGTAAAATAGCAGAAGCAGAAAAAGTAATTATAATGGATGCTGATTTATGTGATCGTAGTATTAACTATTTTAAAAATATTTTAAACATTGAGGATAAAGATGTTAAATTAGTTGTAAATAAATTTCAAGCATATAGTGAATATGTTATTAAATACATGGCGTATTCTACATGGTTAAAAGTGTTGATGGATAAAATAGATAATAATAAAAAGATTGTAATTCCAACTGCATCAAATAATCAAGCAAAAGATTTAAAATTACTAATTCAATCTCATTATCCAGATAAAAAAATATTATTAATTCACAGAGAAACAAATGAAAATGAGAAATTAGACCAAGTAATTAATGTAAATGAAAAATGGTCAAAATATGAGATTATTATTTATACTCCATCTGTATGTATGGGTATATCATTTGATGAAGAATATTTTGATCATATTTTTGCATATGGATGTGAAAATTCATTGGGATCACAAGAATTTTGTCAGATGTTACATAGAATAAGAAAACCGAGTGAACAATCAATATATTTAGCATTGGATAAATATGTTGAATATGAAACTCTTCGTCATGAAATTTGTATGGATAAAATTCATAATATTATATGTTATGATTATTATTTAACACATTTTGATTTGCATAATAACGTGATACCTAAGAAATATAAACCTAATACAGAAAAAGACTCCATTAATAAAATGATGAGTGGGTCAGGTGGTAATATTATTACATTACCTGATGATGATGAAAATCAAACAAATATGATTCAAGAAAAGAAATTTCATTATCCATATCAGGATGAGCCAATATTTAAAGTATATTTGAAAAATGCACAAGAATTAATATCAGACAGATTAAATTTTGGGAATCAATTATTTGGATATTTTAAGATGAAAGGATATAAATTAGAAAAACATGAATGGGAAGATGGTGAAATGATTAAGAATGAAATTAAAGAAATTAGAGAATTAAGAAGAGAAGAAGAATTGAGTAAAGAAATTGATGGTATATATAATGCACCTGATATTACAGATGACCAGTTTAAGGATATTATGAATAAAAGAAAAGAGGAAATATCTCAAGATGATATTTATAAATTACAAAAGAGAAATTTTAAGAAATGTTATATTTTAGATGGCATGAACAAAGAAATTATCACAAAGTACAAGGATATTACAACGATGAAACATTATCACAATTTAAGCGTGGTACTACCTTACGAACCTACAGATACAATTAAGAGTCGATTAGAAGATATTCGAATGGAAAGAGTTAACAATACGTATTTGATGAATGCATATTCTGATCTTACAATTAAGAACTCTTATACAAAACATAAGTGGGCTAATAAATTATTAGAAGCAATAGGATTTAGTTTGTTAGATCTTGATATTCGAGTACCATTTGATACATTAAAAGATATTATAGATGATGATTTGATTAAAGAGATAGATGATTCAATGGAATATTTTGTAAATAAATTTAATTTGGCATTTCCAAAAAAGAAGATGAAAGAAATGGAAGTAAAAGATCAGATCAAATTTATTAGTAAAATTATAGAGTCACAGTATGGATTAACATTAGCTAAAGATAGTAATAAGAATTATTATTTGAATGATAATAATAAATGGGATGAATTATATTTGTATAGGAATAATAAAAATGGTGTTGTTTTGGTAAAGTTAAAAAATAATAATATTAAGAAGGATAAAGAGAATATTAATATTGACCAATCATGGTTTGAAGAATGAAAATTATGAGTGGACACCCAGTCATGGTTTGAAGAATGAAAATTATGAAAATTATGAGTGGACAACCAGTCATGGTTTGAAGAATGAAAATTATGAAAATTATGAGTGGACACCCAGTCATGGTTTGAAGAATGAAAATAAAAATTGATAATTATTTTAATTATAATTAAAGAAATTATAATTAACAAAAATGTTAAATTATATGTATATAGCTATATCAATATTAATTATACTCATAATTAATGAGCTAAATATTCAACAAAATAAATTATACAAACATAATTATAATATTATAGATTCTAATGATAAAATAATTATACATAAAAAAACGTTGGTTGATCTGGTTAATAAAAAACAAAATAATATTATTAATACGATAGTTAGTAATATAAAACATGCGGTAGTATATAATGCAGATAGAGGAATAAAAAATTATGAATGGGTATCTAGTGATTATCAATTAAATGATGATATGTATGAAAAAATAATAAATAATTTAATTGAAATATTTCCAGATGTTCAAATGGAAGAATATAATAAATACAATATTAGATTAGAATGGTCAAAATAAAAATTGAAAAATAAATTAGATAATTAATTTATATAATTTATTATTATCATCTTTTGTATAAATGGACGGTCCTCAAACCAAGAAGCAACAAAAGAATCGTGACAAGGCCACTATGGAGTATAAGCGTGCAGGTAAAGGTGCACGTGCAATTGAAAAGAATCAAGAACTATCTATATTTCGAAATTATCCACCTGCATTGCAAAGTGCACTTGTGAGAAAGCGAATATAAATTTAATTTATATAAGATCCAATTAGAGTAACCATACTAATTAAACTTGTACCCCATATTGTATCTCTAATTGCAAGTTCAGTTGAATAATTTGGTAATACTGCAAGATTAGTCATATTATATACACCATACATTCCAATTGCTAAAACTATACCACGATAATATTTATTTTCAAATGGTTCTTGTACTGAATAATAATATGCAACGCCAATACAAGACCATGCTAAAATAGCAGGAATTATTTTAACATTAGAGTATTTAATATTCATCTCTTTTTCATAGTAATTTTGAGAAAAATTGATATATATTAAATCTAATATAACTAAACTAATACATATAAGGAAAAATTTGTACATAATTGTAACTAGAAAATGTTTTTAGAGATAAATCCGCAAACAGTTCAAAATAATAATTTATTATATTGTGGTACATATGAATTATAATTTACAATTTAAACTAAATTAAATTTATTTGATAATATATGTTTTTCATTTCAAATAGTATTAGTTGATGGTTTCGCAAAATTAAAAATAAATCAATTAACAAATATTAAACCTGCAATAAATATTATATTACCTATCCAAAACAATAATGAGTATACATTATTTATACAAAGAAGACTAGATTATTTATCAAAGGATACTATATATTTTGATACGTTTAATACGATAATAAAATCAGAATATATGACGAATAGATATATTTATAAGATGGCAGTATATTTAAAAAAGAATAAATTAGATGATGTATATGAAAAATTAATACAAAATAATGTATTATATTTACCATTGAAAGACATTGTTACATTTACATTAATGTCATCAACAA